AGTCGTCTGGGCGTAAGTTAGAGGCCACCTCGTAGGCAACCTCTGGTGTGAGTGGGTGAATATATTTACTCATAAATTTTCATATATCGGTTCTAACTTTTCTATTGTATCTGCCATCCAAGGTTCCCAAGGCATTTGTTTCATACCTTTTTGGACGTATCGTTCATACCATCTGTTGGTTTTCATTCTCCAATAGAAGTATCTAAGTTCTTTTTCTGTGAGTTGTACGTTATACACGGCGATAATATTTGGGTGAATAGTCTCCTTCCCAAGACAACGATCTAAGCGTAGACTGGGATAGTCTTGATAAACTCTTCGAGATATGGCGCATCAGATGCTTCGTACTCGTCGAGCTCTGTTGATTCGTAGATTTCTGTGTAATCATTTTTACCAACTCGTTCAAGTGTTGTTTCGTATAGACCTACCTTACCGAAGTGAAACTTTACTCTATGTAAAACTAAAGATGAGTTTACATCTGATGTAGAGCGTGAACCATCTATTTTTGTAGGATAGAGTGTTGGCATCTTAACCTCGTATGGATAGATGTATCCAATTGTAAGTGTAGCACCAGACCAGTTACCGGGTAAAGTAAAACTTGTACCTGATGCTGTATTGTTTGTATTACTTACAACACTATAAGTAGGTTTGGCGTATCGACCAACCCGAGAAGAGTTGGTGTTTGTGTCAATCACAACTAGATCGTGGTTAGGTGTGGTAACTGTAGTCAACCAGCTGACACCAGTAAAGGTAGTCAGATTCGTAGTTGGGTCAAAGTTGCCGCCGCTAACAGTAGTATGATTATCCACATGTAATAAGAAGTCGACATTATCTTGTACTATGCTAGGGTCTGTTTCAGTCTGCACTAGCTTAATACTTTGTAGATAATAGTCACTATCTAAAAAGAAATACTCATCATTTATAATAAAATGATATGTTAATGGATTGTTTAGCTTCCATTTAAACCATGCAGCCTGTACTCTTTTATCTGCGGCTTGGAAATATTTATAACCAAACACTGTATCTGTCCCTGTTTTACCTATTAACACTATAGAATTTTCTCTAGAGTTGGTCAATAAGTCTATATTTTTAGGTAGTAAGGTAGGGACGACTTTACTTACCTCAATTATGTTGGGCTCTCCCTCTCGTGCTGAGTTAGCCATCTCGTTAAATCTACTAAACTTACCAGAATTATCTATGTAAGCAACTGTAGTTCCTAGAGATATAGGAGCCATCTTTTCATTATAATTAAACGTAGCTATGCTTCTCAGTTTAGCTGTGTCAGGGTTAAATACTGTATCATCTGATGCCAGTAAGAACTGTTGGTTTGTACTAAATACAAGTAAACCAGCGTTGATTTCTATACCATCAAACAGGTCAGATGGAAACATAGATGCAGCTGATATATCTACAGGGTCAGAAACTGATACTGTAAGAGCTGTCTCGATAAAGAAGTTAGGACGGCCTAACGTACCCGGTCGTGATGTTACGACATTCTCGCCTGCTAGAAGTGCTAGTCTGTTACGAAAGAATAATACTTTATTTATCTGTTTACCTACAAACGATGGCATTGGATTTGTAAATTCATCACCAACATCCCTTATACCATAATCAAACTGACGAACAGTAAACTCAGTTGTATCTGTTCTTTGTATGACTAACGGCATATTTGTAAGAGTTGTAGTGATACCCGACTTTGCACATTCAGTCCAAGATCCACTACCATCTTTACCATTTTGACCTTCAAATTTCAGATAGTAGTCATCCTCTTCTGCTCTCAGAGAATTAGCAACCCTTACAATATAACCATTTTTACATTGGTTAGGTAAGCTCTGTACATCATTGACCGAGCTTTGCATAACTCTCATCAGGTCATTTTCTACTACATTTATTGTAAACGAATTGGTGCTAAAAAAGTAAATACCATTACCTATCTGTTTAGCATTAACACCGCTAGGTAGAGCTGCTATAATACCACCAATAATAGTATCAGCAGTTACAGCTGTCTGTGCATCAAAAGGTGTAGGCTCAGGGCGTATAAGGCCATCACCATTGCTACTGATTGTAGCGTTGACTTCTACTTCTTCTACTTCTTCTATGGTAACTGTATATGTAGCATCACCATCATACTGCTGTACACCGTTAGATACACTGCCGGTAGCACCACCTTTGGCAGAGGTCATCTTGACTTGAACTTTGTCACCGACTTTCCAACCTTCGCCACCATGTAGCAGTACTATCTCTCTCTGGTAACTACATCTGTAGTTTTGACCCTGTGGGCCATCGTTGTCAGCGTTGTTCTCATAGTTAGGGCTGACACCTTGTTGACCTAGTGCAGAGATTCTAAATATTAAGTTTTTAGGTGCACCAATATTTCGAGAGTTGCCATCTATAGTTGTTGTACGAGCACTGTTGCCTAAGTTTTGATCGCTGCTGTTTTTAACTGATACAGTAGTTGTACCACTGTAACTACTAGCACCGGTTACTGCAAATACTTGCGTACCAATTCCGGGGCAGTGTCCAGTTCCGTCATCTTCAGCAAGATCATCAGTTGTAATAGCAACACGTGTAGCACGAGATACAACTGTAACGTCAGCGGTTCTAAATATATCAATACCATATTGTCTTCCGTTTTCTGTTCTTAGTAATTCTAGCATAGCAAAATGAGCATCCGGTGGAGACGGTGATGAGCCAGTCTCTCCAACAGTTGTATACTGTTTACGTGCATCTGTGCTATCTCTGTTACTTACAAATGTAGTATCATTAATAGTTAAGAACTGTAAATTTTCAGGATCTAAAGTTTGTAAATAATTACCTATAGTTGCAAGAGATGCAATCTGAGTTTCGATATGCTCCCAGTTATTAGTTGTACCAGATGTATGTGTAGGCTCTGAACCTCCAGAACTTATAGCAGCAGTTGCTTTATAAATTCTGTTATTAGTAGT